GCGATGTCCACGGCCTTGGCCATCGAAATGTCGCCCGGACCGCCAGCGGCGCCGACCGGCAGGCCACCCATGGTCGCGGCGAACTCGGGGTGTACCTCTTCAACGAGGTTGGCCACGGCCTGCATAACACGAGATACGTAGTCCTGGCCGATGATGCCTCCGGTGCCCCGGAACATCAGCCCGAGGTGCCGGTTGGCGGGTGGGGCCGGGGGCGTGATGCCCAGCGCGCGCAGGTCGTCGTCGGACACTTCGCCGGTGGGAATCTGGCCGGTGCGGCGCTGATACTCGGCTGCCCAGGACGCGGCGCGGGGACCGAATTCGTCGGTGTCGCGGGGCAGCGGTCCCAGTAGCCGGGTGTACAGCGGGCCAAATCGGTCGTTCATCACGGCGCGCCACTGCCGGACGGCCTGGTTGCGGTCTCCGATGCGGATCACTTGGACCACACCTTGTCGCGCAGCGTCATGCCCTTGGATGCCCAGTCAGGGTGTCCTGGTCCGAGTTGTTCGGCGATGTACTCCAGCAGCTCGCGGTCGGAAAGGTCTTGCGGGAAACGTTTCTGCACGGGCGCGGGGGGCTGTGCAGGGGCGTAGATGCCGAGGTATCCGGCGCGCAGCTTGGCGGCGAACGCGTCATTGCGCTTGTCGCCCTCGGGCCAGGCCATCTGGTAGTGCATCTCGTCGGGGCGCGACCAGTCACGTCCCCAGAAGACGGAGCCCTCGAACAGCGCCAGGCCCTTGCGGACCTTGGCCTGTGTGACGGCGTTCATCGTGTACTGCTGCCATGGGTACTTGGGTGCCATCACGTCAACAGCGGTGCCCGACAGGTGATTAGAGCCGTCGTTACGACCCGGGGTGCCGAGGACATCGTTAGTGGCAGACCACCCCCACACGGGGGAGGTGATCTCTTCGACGTTGCGGTCATACCAGTACAGCCAGGCGCCGAGGATGGTCAGCGGGGCGCCCTTGCGCAGCGGTGCGGTATCGACGAGGTACAGCTCGGGTATGCGCACGATGTCGCATTCGTCCCGGTTGCAGCACCGCCAGCCGTCCTCGGTATGGGTGTTGCCGTTCACAGTGCGAAAGCTCATCGGGTGTACTCCTTTTCGATACGTGGGTCGATTTCTTGGGCGTAGGACGAAAGCTGGTCAGATGCCCACCAGCCGAGGCGAAATGCGGCGCCGAACACTGCGAGGCAGGCAGCGGCCACGGCGAGCAGCTGGCGCATCATTGGCCGCCCTTGTAGCGGGTCTTTGGGGTGATGTCGATGTTTACGGGGCTGGCGCCCACGGTGATTGGGGTATCGAGTGCGCGGCCGCGCAGATAGGTGGAGCCGTTGAAGATGGCGTAGTGACTGACCACCGTGGAGGCCGGGATCTGCAATGTGCCCGCTGATCCGAGTGAGACCGCGTATCCGGCGTCTGCGCCCGCACCGTCGGTGGCTGCGGGCCATGTGGTGTTGAATGACGCTGGCGTTGAGGCGATCACGTTTGCAGCACTGGTGCCGGTGCCGGGGTCACCGCTGCATGCCTTGATGGTGTTGCCCGCCGCTGCGATCTTGTTGCAGATATCGATTTGATGCGCTGAGTTGGCGCCCATGCGTCCTCCTTGTTGTGTGATTACTGGTAGGCGCGTGCCCAGGCCCCGCCTGGAGCCCCGGCGCCGCCTTGGTTGCCGTTGAAGGCGTTTCCGGTGCCGCCGTTACCGCCGCCACCGGGCGGGTTTCCTGCGGCCCGGTTGGTGGTCTGCACCGCACCGCCGACGTAGGGCTCGCCGTTGTAGGTGTGGGTGCCCGGCGAGGCGCCGTTGCGGGTGGATCCGAATTGGTCTCCGGTGCCTCCGGTCGCCGACAGTCCGGCCCATCCGGACCCGGCGACCGTGGCGGTGACGGTGCCGCCGCCAGCGCCCTTGTTGCCCTGTGTGCCACCGGGTGTGGCTACCGGGATGACGAATGTGATCGCGGTGGCCGACCAGGGAATATCCACACCGCGTTCGAGGGTGACGTGCGACCAGTTGCCCGCGTTGCCGCCGCCGCCGGTGATGAATCCGGCGAATCCGCCACCGCCGCCGTTGCCGCCGCCGACGAGCACGATGTCGATGTACCGGCACCAGGACGGGATGTTGTAGGTGATGGTCCCCGGCGCTGACCACGATTGGGTCTCGGGTGCGTGTGGGCTGAACACTGCGGTGCCGCTGTCGTGTCCGGAGCCGGTGTCGAATCCGGTCAGGTGGGCGAAAAGGGTCGCGGTGTCCTGTCCCTGCCCGAGATCTCTGCCGGTGAGGTGGGCGAGCATCGCCGCGCTGTCGTAGCCGATTCCGCTGTCGGTTCCTGACAGGAAGTACTTGAGCATGGCCGTGGCCGAGTCGCCGCCAGTACCGGTGTCGGTGCCCGTCAGGTGCGCCAGCAGCGCGGCCGAATCCGAGCCGAGCCCGTCGTCGTGGCCGGGCAGATGCGCCGTCAGCTCTGCGGTATCAGATCCGATGTTGGTGTCGGTCATCAGCAGATGGGCCAGCAGCGTCGCTGAATCCTCGCCGATACCCGTATCTGTCACGAAAGCTCGGGGAACCCAGTGCCACTTGCCGCCCGGTGTGCTCGGCGGCACGACTGGATTCGGGGACCACTTGCCGCCCGACCGGGCGACGGGAACGGTCGGGTTCGGGGACCAGGGCACGTTAGGGCCCGGCGAATCCTATGCGGGACACCATCGCGCCCTCGCTGTCAGTGCCGGTGATCTGTATCCAGTTGGGCGGGTTGGTTTTACCGTCGATGTCCAAGCCGCCACGCACGACAGCGAAGGTGATTCCGGGCAGCTCGGGCATGGTGAACGTGGTGCTCGGCTCGGGCATGGGTGGTATCTGCGGTGGCGTGGGCGGCTCCTGCCCCAGTTCCGGTGCCGGCGGGTCCGGGGTGGGCGAGGGGGCCGGGGGGTCTATCACATCCTCGTCGTCATCGACGGTGGCTGGTGCTTCAGGTGTGGTCATCGGTGAGTTCTCCTGTGTTGTGTCAGATGAGTTTTCGCCCCGTGAAGGAGGCCACGCCGAAGACTTGGGTGATGGTGCGCGAGACGACGGTTTCCGATCCGGTGGAGCCGTTGGAGCGCACGTCGTAATCGACGACGATCAGGGCGGGTTGAATCTTGTCGCCCGCGTTGAGCAGGATCTCGAATTCGGCGCCGGGGCCGATGGCGCCGGTGACCTGAACATCGTTGCGGTACAGGCACCAATGCGGGGTGACCGGACCTTTGGCCGAGTATGGGCGACACGTGGTGGCCAGCTTGTAGAGCCCGGCTTGGTCCACGGTCACCGCGCCCCGGCCAAGGTCGGTGATGGTGGCGCCATTGGCGTAATCGGTGAAGGTGAAAAACGACGCCGGTAGCAGGCCCGCTGAGGTAATGGGGTCGGTATAGGTGAAACCCGATGTGGACGAGCGGGTTAGGCTCCACGCGTTCGACAAGGTGGCACTACCTCCCGAGGGGCTGTAATCGGACATGGCGAATGCTGCGATGCGGTAGGAGTCGTAGGTGAACCACGACGTTGCCCGCTGCTCGATGAACATGGCGTATCGATAGTCCGGCCCGGCGGCGATGGTGCCTGAGACATCGGTCGCCGAGGTGACCGGCTTGCCGTTCACGCGGACAAAGAAGTTGTTACCGCTGCAACGGATTTCGATACGTGCGCCCTGTTTGACCGATGACAGCCCGCCTTGAAAGGTCATCGGAGTGGCGAACGTCCAGCTGGTACCCGAGCGGGTGAACTTGCCGACGCGGACCTCGCCCTCTTTGGCCAGGCAGTAGGCGCCCGTGGTGCGATCGGCGTTGCAGCGAATGAACACCCCGGAGTAGTAGTTTCCGTTTTGGGTGTTGCCGAGCACGAATGAGGCCGACTGTCCATCGGTGGCGTAGGTGTAGTTGGGGCTGGCGAAAAAGTACCCGTCAGGGTTGCCGTTCTTGACGCCCGCATATCCCGAGTCGCCCCGGATGGTGATATCTCCGGGCGTGGGGCCGGTGGTCCAATCAGTCGCATTCAGTGCGGCACCGTCTGCCCCGGAGAACACGAAACTGTAGCTGTTGCCGTCGCCGGTGTTCTGCTCGGTCTCCTGCTCTTGCAGGGTGGTTTGTGCGGCGATAGCGCTTTTGAGGGCGTCTTGCGACAGGCTCAGCAGCGCCAGTAGCGAGTCCTTGGCCTGATTGATGCGATCCCCGATAGCGCCCGTGGTGCCGGTGCCCACGCCATCGGCGCCGTCCTTGACCCCGGACAGGATATTGCCGAGGTTATCGACAAGATCATCGACCCGGCTCATGTCGAACGTGCCGACCACATCGGCCGTGCTCAAGCCGCCGCCGCTGGTCAATTTCTGAGTCTTGTTTTGATTCAGGCCAAACCAGTCCTTGACGCCCTGTACCAGTGAGTTGATCGGGGTCACGATGTTGCCGTTGAGAATGTCGAGAATCTGATTGATGACCGTTTGCATGATCGCCAGTCCCGAGACTTGGGCCTGTTGGATCAAGCCCACGATCTCCGAGGCGGTGATCTTGCCGTCAGCGGTAATGGCCTGTAGGCGGGCCTCGATGTTGGCTGCCTCGGAATTCACCGTCCCGCCGATGGCGTCGACCATCTCGCGCAGATCTTTGACCAGCCCGAGGTCGAGCAGGTTCGACGCCCACGCGGAGGCATTCGAGAACCGGAACGTCCCGGCGGTCGCCCCGCTATCGAGGATGAGCAGCTGCGAAACATATTTCACGCCGGTGGGCACGGGCCATTTGTCGGCGACCGGAATCCATTGCCAGCCATGATCACCGGATGGTTGCAGCGAACCGCGAATGACATCGGCCAGCGGATTGCCTGCCGCGTCGAACGGGGTGAATCCGACCTTGACGGGATTCGAGCCGGCGGTTGCGCTGGCGCCGGTCCATTGCGATGCGGCGCGCAGTTCCAGTGTTTGGCCGGGGAATACCTGGAAAGGCTCGGTGCGCAATACCTGCTGCGTGCCGTTGGCGCTCGCGCGGATCGAGCCACCCGAGATGAACCCGGGCATCACCGAATCCCATTGAAAGAACGGGTTGTCTTCGACACTCTCGGCGGTTAGGAACTCGCCCGCGCCGTTGATCAAGTCTTGAATGATGTTGGCGATTCGGGAGATTGAGAGCACACCCGGGAAGCCAAGCGCCTTGCCGGCGGCCTCCAGAATGGCGTTGAGCACGGCGCCGGGGTTGGTTAGGTCGATGCCTTGTAGCGCCTTGCGGATCGCTTCGAGCAAGTCCCATTTGCCGGTAAAGAAGTCGATGAGATCCTGCTCGACCGCATCGGGCAGGTTGAACAGGTCACCGAGCCAGTGGACAAGGGCCTGCACGAACTGCTGGTTAAGCGGCGTCCATCCGGGGCTGGCCTTGGCGCGTTCCTTGAGTATCCCGACGATCGTCGGTTGGGTTCGCAGTACGAGATCGCCGACAGAGCCGTCGGTGCCGGTGACGCCGAATCGGTCGGTGGGGTTGAAACCCCCGGGGCCGCTTGGGGTTGTCACCTAGTTGTCCTTGACCGCCCAGCCACCCAGCTGCACGCCGGTACTCAGCAGGGAGGATTCAAACAGCACGCACGGATACCGGTAGCCGTTACCGTGCGGTGTCGAGTGATCCTCGTCGGTCCATTGCAGCACCGGCGCGCTGAAATCAGAGGACTTGTACGCCAGGTACTTATCGGCGATCGGGTCATAGATCAGGGTGTAGCGATCGTTGTCGTGCAGCACGTTGTTCACGCTGGCGACCAGGTTGTAGGACGTGGGGCCGGTGGCGGTGACGATGCTCAGTCGGTTGTTCACCGCGCCGGTTTCCATCTGGAACCCGACCCATGAGGTCATGTGTTGGTTCGAGCAGACACCGACCGTCGTCTTGCCGGCGTTGACCAACCCGAGGATGGTGGAGACCTCCAGCTTGACCGCATCGGTGGCCACCTGACCACGCCAGCGCGCCGCCGTCTTGTCGAACAGAATGAAGTCGGCGGCCAACCCGGGCGGTAGGTGCTGTGCGGAGTTGTCCCAGACCTTGAGCTTGCCCCACCCGCCGACGCGCACCCAGTTCGGATTCACCCCGGCGGCCAGGTCGGGCTGATCGATGTACGTGAGCGCTATCTCGGTCTTGCGTGGGGCGGCAAGGGGACTGGGGTTATCGTCACGCACCACACTGCCGCGCGAAAGGTTGCGGTCGATCGGGGGGCGCGGTCCCGACGCGGGCAGATGCGCGACCACGCGGTAGTAGGCGCCGTGCGGAATCGCGTCGTGCTCGTCGGGCTGAACGATGAAATCGATACGCATGTCGCTGACCGCTGCCGGGGTCCAGGTGGCCAGCACCACCCCGGCCGGATCGGTGAGGATGCACTCGGCCGTCGTGCCGGGGCCGAACGCGGTACCGGGCTCGGGGAAAAACGATGCGACCCACGTCTGCCCCTCGGACAACACGAGGGTGTCGAGCCTGGTCTTGGCACCTAGCATGGTTCCTCTTCTCCGCGCTGTTGGGCCTCGGCGCGCTCGCGTGCCTTGGCGGTGTCGTGACGGCCTTGTGTGCGTAGGTCTCCCACGGCGGTATCCAGATCGATCGCCGTGCGCAGGGTGTCAGTCACGGTCGGCGCCAATTCGGCGCGCAAGGCGGCGCGCTGCTCGTCGCTCTTGGCGCCCCGGATCCGCTCGGCGAGGTCCGGGTGGAACTCATCGAGGGCTGCGGCTGCGGCCTCGGGATCGAGCGCAGCTGTGTGCCCGACCGCGTGCGGTCCGAGCCAGCTCGGCTTAGGCGGCACGACGCGCTGTGTCGCGACCGCCTCGACGAACCGGAACCCCAGATCTGCCAGACCCTCGGCCGCCGCGCGGCGCATCGGGGCGAGCAGGCCGATGGTTTCCTCGCCGTTATTGCGTCCGGTCTTGAGCACGGCCAGGGCGTCGATGAGTTTGGCCACGGTGGTGTCGCGGTCGGATACCTCGACTACGCGCTCTTGCAAGGGTTCTTGGGTCATGAGATGAGGTGCACTCCAATGTTCTGAATCGTGGCCAGCATCTTTTTGATGGCTCGCGCGTTGCGTTCGCCTTGGCTCATGGCGGCCTTGTTCAGGCCAATGACCACTTCCCAGGTCAGGGGTTGACCGGCGCTGTTGTCGCCCGCGTTGACCATTTCCTCGACCTGATCGACGAACATCGCATCGATGCCAATCCGCAGTAGCTCGGCGTGTGTCGAGGCGATGCGGTCGCCGGTGTCGAAGTGCAGACCAGGGATAACCCAGTGCGAGCCGTCGAGCTTGATCCGGTGGCCGGTTTGGGCCTTGGTTGCGGTGAACGCACCCCGGATAGCGGCCTCGGCTGACGCGGACCATGCGTTGTTTTCGGCGCCTGACTGGTACATCTCGAACAGGTGCACCCAGCCGAGCTGGCGCGTGCGGCCGATGTTTTTCCATTCGAGCCAGGCGGCGATGGTGCCGACCAGGAACGGCATGATGACATCGGCCGCGATGTCGCCGGCCGAGGAGAACCCGCCCAGCAGAAAGTAGCCAATCATGTTTCCAACGGACTCAATCACCAAGCGCGCGATAGCATCTGCGGTCGGATTGTCACCACCGACCACCACCGAGACCGGGCCCGCTGGCGACCACGACAACTCAGAATCGAAGTCGTGCCATTGGTCGTCGTTGATGCATATCCAGGGGAATTCGGCGAGTGTGCCCAGGAATCCGTTCTGGTAGTAGGAATCTGGCGCCAGGGTCTCGTCGTCGGCGACGACGTTGAGGATGTCCTCGAAATAGCCGTCCGCGTAGGTGATCGCGGTGCGGGCGAATCCGGCCGCGATCGTGCCATCGAGGAACGTGCCGCCGAACAGGTGGAACCCGGAGCGGTCCTGTACCTCGAACACCAACGCACCGTTGGCCACGTTCGGGGTGAGCAGTCCGTCGGCGCGCTCGCCCCGGGCGGTCAGGATGCGGCGATAGGTGATGACCATCTGCGCGTCGTCGAGCGCGTCGGCAAACGTCACATCGGCGGCGTTCATGCGTGAGGCGATCGGACCCCACAGGCTCGAATCATCGAGCAGGAACGGTGAGGCCTTGACGTGGCATTGCCATTGCGACCAGTCGATTGTCGATGTCCATTGCGCGAGGTCAAATGGGTCGTCCGGCAACGTGAATGGGTGACCTTGTATCCGAAAGAATTGGAACAGCATCGTCATGCTGATTGCCCATTTCAGGGGCGCATACAGGAAGAATTCCCTGGGGAACTGGAAAATTGGCAACGGTAGGGCCGGGTTCGGGGGTACGAGCAAATACTGGAGGTACTGGAGGTCATCGTTAAAGAAGATGACGAACGACAGAATGCCGTTGCGGCGCTCCAGTTTCCAGTAGCGCAACAGCCCCGACCAGCGCCATTTGCCGTTGTAGCGCGAGACGGTGATCACCACGTTCTTGAGCGCCTCGCGGTTGTTCGGCAGCGCCATCACGTACCGGGCGATCATGTGCTCGGTCGGCAGCGCCAGATAGCCCTGCGAGGAAACGTTTTTGCGGCACGGCCATGACTGTTTGATGACGGCTTGATCCGAGACGCGGCCCAGGAAATCGGTGCCCGCGCCGCCGTCGGGCTTGTTGATCCACAGCTCAATGTCGTTCTGCTGCATGCGGTACATGGCGTGTTCGGCCCGGACCTTGGCGACGTTGCGCTCGATACGATCGAGCAGTGCGGTGCCATCAATCATCGCCGGCTCACCGCGCCAACTTGAACGGCTTGGAGAATGGGCGCGAGTACCACTGTGGGATGGTCAGGCGGCAGTGGGCACCGTCTGGGTTGGTGTTGTTCGTGAACCGGATGGTGGCCTTCTCATGCAGGCCGGCCGGTAGCGGGTAGCGCAGATCTAGACCTTTCCAACGACCTTGGACGAGAGTCGCTTTCTCGGAGATGAGGGTCTGTTGGCGCGGATCTGAGTCGGCCTCAAGACCGCCGTCGCGGATGTCGATAGCGGGGATGGGTACTGTGCGTCCGTAGTCCTCTTCGGGCCGGCCGAGCATCGGCGATCCCCACGAGCTGTCGGGTACTTCCCAGTCGGCGTCTTCGGTGAGCGTCCATCTAGCCCAGTCGGGCACGTCGCCCTCGTTGATGAAATCGAACTCGAACCAGCCACGCGCATTTTCTGAATGCATCTCTTGCACAACGGGCTTGCCGACATAGAAGGGCAATTCAGCTGAAAGTGTGAATTGCTCGCTACCGGCGCCAGTCAGGAACGGGTCTCGGCCCTCCCATTGCATCGTCTGAAAGACGGTCGAATTCGATTCCTTGCGCACGAACTTGTCGCGCACACCGTCGGGCCCGGTGAATCGGAGGATAGTTTCTCCGTCAAAGTCGAATTCCCATCCGAACTCGGTAATGACGTTGGCCCACGTGTACTTATCGCAGTGGTAGGACACGAACGTCAGGGGAAACGTGTGCTTCTTGAATCGGTAGTCCTGGTAGCGCTGCCCGAATGAGTTGGTAACCCAGCGTGTTTCGACAGGAAGGTCGAAGATCGGCATGCACTTGGGGGACAAGATGATGTTCCGTTGGCCACGGCCAGGGCCCATCACGCGCCACGGGGTGCCGGTGCGGCCGATGATGTCCAGCGTCAGATATTGAGACACGTGTCTCCCCTACACATAGCTGTTCAGCGATTGCTCGCGCTGCTGCTCGCGGAGCCGCTGCTGCTCGACGAAATCGCGCGGGTCGTTGGTGGACACGTCGCCGAACATGGTTCGGGCGTCGATGGGTCGGGCGGGCTGCGGCGGCGCCGAGAGCACCGGGGCGCCGTATGCGCCCGCAGTGGTGTTGTCGCCGAGATTGCCCACGAGTGCCGATGAGAAGACGTTGGCGACTCCAGCAGCGGCCTTACCGCCGAGGGTGGCCATGCCCTTGGCGAGCACGCCGGCCGCCGCGCCGCCTCCCATGCCCATGCTGCCCCCGGAGGACAGTGCAGCGGCGGCCAGATCGCCGATGACCGCTGCACCCTCGGTGATGCCTTGCTTGAGCGCGGGCAGGGTGTGGTCGTCCGAGCTGGGTGCGGGCGCGACCGTCGGGCGGGTGGCAGCTGCGGGGGCGGGACTCGGGCCCGTGGCGGCGGTATCTGCCGGCGCCGGGGCAGTCGGCGCGGAAGCCGGCGGCGCGGCCGGGGTGGGCGTCGGTGCGGGCGCCGCTGCCGAGGTGGGCGCCTGGTGCACCGGTGAGAGGGGCACAGGCGAGCCGCCGCTGATGCCGCCGGCCATGCCGCTCATGGGCGGGGTCGGCGGGTTGGGGATGATCGCGGCGGTGCCAGCGTTGACCGATGCCATCGCGGCGCTGCCGTACTTGCTGGCGCTGGGCTCCTTGATGACCCACTCTTTGCGGGTCAGCATCGCCGGGTTGGTGTCGATGCCGGGCAGGCCCACTACCATGCCGCCGTCGGCGTAGCCGTGGCCTTGGTTGATGAAGTTCGGGACGCCGGCGCCGCTCTGCCCGTATTTGGTGGCGACGTAATCGATCATGGCGTAGATCTGCGCCTCGCCGCTGTTGATCGAACCACCGGTGATGTTGTGCGCATTGAACGTCGAGGGGAGGAACTGGCCGAGGCCGTAGACCTTTTGGCGCCCGCCCTTGCCGTCGGTGTCGTTGCCGTTGTACGCGTTGGCGTTTCCACCGGACTCGAATTGGATCTGGCCAATGAGCGCGTCGGCCCATGCCGGGATGTTGGTGATGCCGTACCGGGGACCGACCTCTTGCAGTGCCCGCGTCACGATGGGGCGCCAGCGTTCGGCTCCTGTGCCCTTGGGTGCGCGCGAACGCGAGGCGGCCGGTGTGACGGGCCAGCGGCCGTATTGACGGTTCGCCGCCGCGCTCATACCGTGCCGGTTGGTGTTCGGTAATACAGCCGAGGTTGTGCCCATGCCGGCCAGCGAGGTTGCGGTGCCATCGCCCGAGGTGCCCGAGCTGGCGAATGGTCCGCTGTCGCCGAGGTAGAACTGGCCGGCCTTCGCAATCGCCTGGTTGTACACGTTGTTCGGCGACAAAATGGAGTTCTCCAGGCCGAAGATGCCCAGCGCACCGGACCATAGAGCGGATCCGAACTTGCCCAGCGTGTTGGCCGCGAATTTGCCTGCCCACTCGGCGGTTTGTCCGCCCCACGCCTCCAGGCCAGCCGGGTCCGAGCCGACCTGCGCCAGGCCCCATAGTCCGGGCGTAATCCGCTGACCGCCCGCGCTGCCGGCGTGGCCACCGCCCAGACCGAGACCGCCGAGAAGCGCGCTACCGAATGTGTCACCCAGACCCGACACGGCAGAACCGGGCCCGGGCGCGGCGCCGGGGGAGACCGGGTTGCCGTTCGGGTCGATGTACCCACCGCCGAGGAATGAGCGGCCCTGTGTGAGCGCCCAGAGTGCCTCGTCGCCGATTGCGGCCCTGGCGGGCGCGGGTAGCACCCATTCGTCGTCGTGTAGCTCAGCTAGCCAGCCGCCGGTCGGGCCGGGGCCCTTGCCGGAAGGTGTGGGGCCGCCGTTCTTGAGTCCGGGGATGGGGTTGCCGCCAACGTCGACGATGCGCCCGTCCTTGGCGGTGATTCCCGGGATGCGCCCCGTGGCTGCCAGCTCGAGCATCTCGGTGTATGCCGGGGTTCCCGGCGCGGGCAGGGGACCACCGGTCTTGAACGGCGACTTGGCCAGGCGTTCCTCGAAGTTCTCATTGCCACGCTTGGTCAGGTCGGCCTCTTGCTTGCTCGGCCCACCGACCTGGGCCATGAACAATGACGCCGCCAACGGAACACCAAGGGCGACACCGAGGGCCGGGGCCATGCTGGAGGTCCCGCCGGCCGCCGCACTTGCGGTCGCACCCGCCGTGCTCGCCGCCGCTTGGGCGGTGCCCAGTAGTCCGGGAATGCTCTTGAGGAGCCCAGCGACGCTGGTCAGGCTTGTCACCAGCGAGGCAACGCCGTCGATGGTCTTCCACGCGATGAAGGCGGTTGCGACCGCTTGAATCAGGCCGGGATGTTCACCGAGGTAGGTCGAGATCTTTCCGAGCGCGGGCAAAAGCAGGTCGGACCACGACTTGGCTGCGTCGTAGAGACCTTGGAATATCCCCGGAAGGCCTTGCAGGACCGGGCCCCACTTCTCCAGCTGCTCACGGGCCTCAGCGAAGAAGCGAGTCAGTTTCTCTTGGCCGGCAGCGCTATTGAGGAATGTGGCGAGCTGGCCGGTAGCCCGCTCCAGCCATGCCAGGAAGCTGCCACCGCCGCCGGCGGCCTGGGTGATGGCGGTCAGCGACTTGCCCACGTTGAGCAGGGCGTTGCCGAAGTTGGTCATGCCGGTGATGCCGTCGTTGATCCACTTGTCGAGGTCGCCGCGATCGTCTGCTGCGGCGATGAATCGGTCGAATCGTTCTGCGGCCTTGCCGATTCCGTCGGCGAGTCGGGGCAGTGAAGACGTTCCGCCAGCGGTGAGCGTGCCCAGCCCGTGCACGATGGGATCGATAGCCTTGGTGAATCGCGATTGTGCGTTGGCGGTGTCGCCGAGGATGCGATCGAGCAGTCCGCGTGAGGAGTCCGAGCCGAGCGTCTTTGTCAGCTGGCGTAGGTTCTGATTCCACGCTGTGGCGATGCCACCTAGGCCGACCTTCAGGCGGGGGATCGCCGTGTCGGCCAACGTGTTCATCTCCGCAGACATGCCGTCGAACATGTTCTGCGCCACGAGGTTTTGCAGTTCCTTGAATGGTCCCTTGATCAGGGCAAACGTTGACTTGGTGACTTCCTGTGCTGCCGGGGCCAGACTCTCCAGGGCCTTGGCGGCCGCCGCGATGTCTTTGGCCTTACCGGTCGTCTCGGCCTTGTCCATCAGCTTGAGCGTTTCGCCCATGCCCTTGAAGCCAATGGCCGCCGTGCCGACCGACGATGCGACCCCGGCGAAGATGGCGGGGAGCCCGATCGCTACCTGCGCGAGTTCTTGGGCGGCGCCCGTCGCGGTAGCCAGGCCCGTCGCTAGGGCCGGCAGGCTGCCGAGGGCGAGCGCACCCGCATTCCATTTGAGGGCAGATAGTTTCGCACCCGCCGAGGTCAACCCCTCGATGCCTCGCGTTGCCCTTCTGATCGAGGCGTGATCGATGTTGACGCGCAAGTCGATCGCGTCGGCTTCCTCCCTGGCGCGAAACCGGGCCAGGTCGGCTGTCGCCTGCGCGAGGTTCGGGTGAACATCGACGCCGATCTTGGAGCGCCGCTCCTCTTGCTCGCGCCACCGGGCTAGATCGGCTTGTGCTTGAGCAAGGTTGGGGGTGACCTCGACGGCGAGTTTGGCGTCGATCTTCTTGAGATCGGCATCCAGCTCGCGACGGAAGTCGCGGACGCTGGGCCGCACGTTGATCGAGGCATCACCAGCCGGGTAAACGGTCACCACACCTCCCATTCGTCGGACTGCATGCGCTCCCAGCTGGCGTGTGCCTCGGCGATCGTCTCGTCGAGATCTGCACGCACTAGCTCGGATTCGCGTTCGTTGATCAAGTCGCCCACCATCTCGGGGCGGGGCATGAAACTCAGATCGCGCGCAGTGGCGCCACCGGATTGCCCACGGTTTGCGATCAGCTGATCGCACAGGTTGCGCAGCTCGCGCACGATCGGGGTGTACCCGTAATGCGGCTCGCTGGTTGACTGTTCGCGTAGCTCGCGGATCTGGTCGGCGTCCATTTCCTCGACGCGTCGGCGCAGCTGCGGATCGGTGGCCGCTTTCTCCCAGCACCGGGTTCCCAGTTCCTGACACATCGAGTCGAAGTGCTCCAGGAACTGGGTCCAGGTGCGGCCGGGGAGACCTAAGAAGTAGTCAAGTGCGTTGATTCCCAACACATTCTGGAAATCCCACTGAATCGCGAGCCAGTGCGCCTCGACTACGGCGACTACTCGGCCGGTGCGCTCGCGTCTTTTCCCGCGTCAGTCTCCGATTCGGTGCCGTCGACCATGTTGTAGTCGCGCACCTCGGCGAGGAACTTGTCCCACGCGGCGGCGTTGTCGGCGAACAGCGCCTTGCACGCGTCGTACTGCTCGCCCAACAGCGCCCGTTCTACCTTTTCGGCGTAGTCGACTGTCTCGGGCATCCGCCCTTGCTCGTTGATAATTTTGCCGTCCAAGACACGTTGCACCAGCAACAGGTAGGTGTTCTTGCGCCACTCATCACGGGCATCGATCCCCATGCGCGGGATCTTGATGTCTGCGGTCAGAACGTAGGGCGCTTCGCCCACTTCTGCCATGATCTCGTAGAACCGGCCAACTTTGGCTCGTGTTGTCATTTGCTTCCCTCTTGGGTTGTGGTGGGTGGGACATGGAAAACCCCTGGCGCCCACGGGGGATGGGCGCCAGGGGTTGACCGGGGTGCTGCTAGGCGACGACGGTGACGGTCACCGTGTCGGACTTGCCGCTGAACGATGCGGTGATGTCGGAGGTGCCGACGGCGACCGGGGTGATCTTGCCGGTCGCCGAGACGGCCGCCTTAGCGGTAGCCGACGAGACGTACGTCGCCGCCGCCGTGCGGTTGGCTCCGTTGTTGTCGTGGACGGCCAGCTGTGCGGTATCTCCGGCCGCCAGAGACAGCGTCAGGGCGCTCGTCGGCGGCGTGATGTCGATCCACTCCACCGGCGGCGGGGCGAACCCGGTGTCCGTGACGGCCGACAGCGCCTTGAACCCCTCGCCGAAGATGAAGAATTCGCCCAGGTTCTCCAGATCCTCATCGTCGGCGATCGTCTTGAGCGTGGGGTGCCACAGAAGGGTGTTCTTCTGGTCCCACTTCTGGTTGTCGACGCCTGACACCTGCACCATGTTCAGCACATAGCCGAAGTAGATCGGCTTGGCCTGGTAGCTGTCCTTGCCCAAGATGATCGCGCGGTAGTCCTGATTCTCGGGAACCGTGGCGATCGGTGCGTGAATACCACCCGTGGCCGCCGTCGGCGTCACGTTCGAGTAGTCGGCACTGAACTGCAATTCCAATGCCTGACGGCCAGTCTGACGCATCTCGAAATCGAATTCGATCGACTGCCGATCGATGATGATTCGAGTCGGCAAACCCTCACCGGCCGAATCGATGTCATTCGATGAGATGTCGAACTTGACACCGATACTGGTGTCCTTGGCCAGGTACCCAACGCCGGCGATGCCCGTGGGGATCAGCGGCTTGTTGTCGGGGCCCTCGATGTTGCGCGTGAACGATGCGACGCGATCGGCGCGGCCGACCAAAACGGCCATGTCGAGTGGGGCGAGCTGCAATGCCTTCTTGGCGCCCTTGAATGCCTTGATGGATGCGGGGAGAACGGGAGTTGTCATGACTGCCAATTCCTTTCATGAATCAGAGGCCGAGATAGCCGCTGTAGTCTGGGGTTTCCAGTGGATTTGCGAAGGTAAATAGATACGTCGCGGGGATGATCCGCTCGTCGTACTCCATCCCCGGGACTTCCTCGGGGCCAGCGATTTCCACCACTTCGGTGATCGTGGCGACGCTGCCGTTGTCGAGTTCGACCTCGATCTCGTCGTCTTCGATGCTGGTATTGATGTCCCGCACGAACCCCGACAGGATCAGGGAATCAGCACGAGAGTCAGTGATAGCGGCGATCTGCATGGCCGCCTGGTCGTGACGCACAGTCACCGCCGCACCACCTGCGCGGGCCACGAACAGGATTCGGCCCGTCCAGCCGGTGCCGGCTTCGTCGTCGGGCAACTGATTGACCACCTGCACGGCCCCGCCGACCCCGGTCGGGAACAGCGGGCGGTACAGCGCCAGTACGGCGTCTTCGGCCGAGGGCCAACTGGGCACGTACCAGTCGGGTAGCCAGGGAATCGCCATCATGAGTTCCTCAGTGATCGCAACACTTGCTTGAGATCCTTTGCAGCTCTTGCTTTGCGTTTGCGCACTGCGCGGCGGCGAGCCGGGAAGCGCTCGACGTACTGGCCAGACTCGGTGCTGCGGGCAGCCTCGTGGCCGAACTCGTGCGAAGCGCCGTATTTGAGGCCTTCGCCGACGATGAGCTGACCGACCCAGCGGTCATTCTTGTAGCCGCCGATCGACAGCTTGACGCGTGCCGAAGCGGCCAGGCGCCGTGATCGCTTGGCCACGATCGCCCGATAACGCACCTTGGCGTATTCGGTCTTGAGTCGCACAATGCGGGCCATCTTGGGGGACTTGAGAATCGCGGTCAGCGCCGGATTCGGCTTGGGGATATGGATGTCATCCATGAGGGGCGCTCACCGTCCGTACGCGGTGCTTCTTGACGCCGAGGTTGTGCCCGCTCAAGGGGTGGTCGACATCGCCCAGTGGCGGCGAGATCACTGAGTAGACCTCACCGTTGGTGCGCTCGATGCGGTCGCCCTGGCGTACGTCTTCGCCTCGCGGGCAGAACCAATTACGCTCGATGACAGTGCGCCGGCCGCGCTGGTCGTCGTTGATAACGATGCTCTGCGCGCGCCCGAACGCTGTGCGCTTGATTGGCACCGGCCCCGATGCGCTGTCAGCATCGCCGGTGCGAACCACGCGAGTGCGCTGCACGGTCTCGCCGTAGCGGACCCGAATCAGAGGACCCACGGTGCCCCTCGAACCGTCCCAAGGGCCTGGTTGTCATAGGGGTTGTTGGGAACCGTGCCGGTACCGCGTTTGATGGCGAACGCCCGCGGCCCCGAGGACGGCTCCGGTGCCAGCAGCGAGCGCGCCCACTCATCGAGCGCCAGTCCGCCGAAACGCTGACCCTTGCCGAGCGTCTTAGTTACCGAAATGTCCTCCATGGACTCGGTGACCTGAGTGACCCCGCCGGCGGCGTTCTCGATCATCTTGTTCGAGACCAGCTCCAGCGATACCAGCTTGGGCAACTCGGGATCGATCGCAGGATCGCGTGAGTCGATATCGGTGTACTCGGTGCGGATCAGCAGCGCCGCGAACCCCAGCAGCATCGTGGCCGTCGCGTGCCACGCGGGCTCGACATCCTCGACTTGCATATACGTGGCCAGCTGGGCCGACGACGCATAGGGCTGCGGGGGATTCGCGGGCGCTGTCATGGCTAGGCGACCGCCAGGCCCCGGTAGACGCCGTGAGCGCGCTCGGACCCGTACTTGAGGCCGATCTCGCCGTAGACCTGCGTCTTGTCCGTCGAGCCGGTCTTGGCCAGCGCCTCCTCGAACAGAACACCCTTGTTCGGGATGTTCAGGAACACCGGGTCAATCTGCTCGACCGACAGCGCCACGATCGCATCCTTGGGCAGGGCGCGCTCGACGGCGATGTACAGCTGACCGAAGTCGGTCGTGATGGCATCCACCGCAACACCGCCGACGGTGTGACCCGCCGAGGTTCCCAGGGCGCCGTTGACGTTCGACCCGTATGCGGTCGCGTACGCCTTGGTGATCCGGGTCTTCTGAATCGACGGCACGAACAGCACGCGGCTATCGCCCTGTGTCAGGCCGCCGTTGTCGAAGATGCCCTGCACGAACGCGTTGATCCGATCCACGCTCACGCCGGTCGTCGCGGCGGCCGATCCGGACACCTGCACGTACTTGACGTTCGCGGTGCCCAAGGTGATCGCGGTGCCGCCAGCGGTGGCCGCGACCTTGAACGTGCCTGCCGCTGCGTTGACCACGTAGTACGACTCATCCAGACGGATGCCGGTCGCAGCACCGGTGTCGGTGAACACCACCTGATCGCCGTTGGCCAGACCGTTCGCGGCGGCCGTCACGGTGTCGGTCGCCGTGGTGGCGGTGACCTCGGGCGAGGCAAAGCTCTTGTTGGTGTTGATCACCGACAGCAGACCGCCCATCTGTCGGGCGGTGGTGTTGTCGGTAGGCACGTTCTTCTTGGCGTGCCAGAACGCGTAGTTGGCGTCCCGGGCGATCTGCTTGAGCGCCTGCGCGATCTGCCAGGTGTGCTCATTGCCGACCGGGTTGCCGAATCCCAGACCGTCCGTCGAGTTGAACGGTGCGGACTGTGTGGTGGCCAGCTGCGCGGCCGTGGCCTGCTTGGTGTAGCTGGTGCCCACGGTCTCATGGAAGATCTGCACGACGTTCTTGACGTTCGCACGGACCCGCGCCTCGGGGTTGGGTGCGTCGTCGCCTTCCTTGCGGGGGCGCACTTCGGGCTTGCGCAGGTCGTAGGTTTGCCACTCGAATTCGGTGGCACCGGTCTGCTTACCGCCGCCCAGGCCGCCGGCCATGGACAGCAGCGGAGTGTCGATCGGAGTCTGCGCGAACAGCTCGCCGTGGTAGTTGGGCTCGTTGAATGTGGTTCCGATACCGGTGATTCCGGCCATGATGGTCTCCTATCTACTTGGTGTAGTGCTTCTGTTGCTTGAGGGCGATGGATGCCATGACATCGCCGCGTTCCTCGGCGGCCTTGATCTGCGCATCCAACGGGACAGCCCCGCCTCCGTGCCCTTGCGCCGGATTGGGCTTGCGGCCCGGTGTGGGCGCCGTAGCGACCAGATACGGGTCGGTCTGTGCGAGTGCGTCGAGCTTCGACGCAATGGCGGCCTCATCGATTTCTCCTGCCTCGGTGAGGCATTCGGACAGATCGATAAGTTTCGCCGCTGTCTTGGGGTTGACGAACGCGCTGCCCGCGCGATTCTCGTCACGGTTCGATGCCAGCGCCTCGGCCTTGGCCTGCAATGCCGCCGAACGGGCATCTTGGACCGACTTCTCGATCGCGGCGAGCCGGTCGGCAAGCTTCTGGTTGTCCTCCCGAGCGGTTGCCAACTCGCCCTGCTCTTGGCGGCGCTGCTCGTCGGCGGCCTGCAAGAGTGGCTGCGCTTCGGCGAGTTGGGCCTTGAGTGAATCGATTTCGCCACGCTGGGAAGCGATGGTGCCCTTGCTGGTGTCCTCGCTGGCGCGCAGGTTCGTGATCAAGTCCCACGCCTTCTTAGGGTCGAAGTCGGCGGGGTTGTCTCCCCACGGTGGTGTGGGCACCGGTGCTGGGGCCACTGGCGTCGCGGGTGCTTCCGGCTGGGCTCCGGGCATGTTGTTCGGGGTCGGTGCATCGGGCATGGGAACGTCAGCCTCCTTGGGCTTTCGGGGGGTTCGGCACTTGCCGGGTTGGTACGGCCTCAAGCGATGCCGTAGATCTGGCGCATGGCCGCCAGAACGTCTTTTGTCTTGCCGGTGCCCGCATTTGCGGACGCTTTTGCGTACATCTCGTAGTAGCCGGTGCGGTCAAACGGCAATTCCTCGGCGCCCCATACCGGGACGGCGATGCACTGGCAATGGTCGTGGTAGCGATCCCCGACCCGCCGGGTGCCGCGCTCGGCGCCCCGGGGGCCGCCGACGACGAACTCGGCCGACTGCGCGGTCTTGTATGCGCGCCAATCGGCGTTGCGGGTGGCCAGCATGACGCAGAAGGCGCACGGCTTGAGGTTGGTGGGCATCCGCACGTAGTGCGTCGGATCTCCCCGGGGTGCAGCCGGTTTCGTCGGTGCGTGGGTGTACTTGGCGCCGTCCTCGGCTGAGGTCATCGCAACGGTTTCGCGCCCGCCCGAGGCGACCATGCGCTGAATCGAGTTCGACAGCCGCGCCGTCACGATGTTCTCGACGGCATGGGCGCCGGTGATGTCGATGGACTCTCGGGGGCCGAGGTCGGTGGTATCCGATGACGATTCGGCCGCCAGACTGACCGCTTTCGCGGAGATCTTGAACGCGCTGGCCACCTTGGCGTCAATCCACTCCGATGCCGGATCCGGCGCCATCACCCTGGGGGATCGGCCGTCGATTCCCGCGCGGCGGCGCATGTCCGCGTACATCTGCAACGCAAGCGTCGATGACGAGCGTCGGTATGCGGTGACGATGCCCCGATAGATCGTGGTCACAGCCGCCGCGACGCCAGTGCCCGACCAGCTGATACCGGCGAGTTGGGCGCCGAGCTGCGCGGTTGCTTGCGCGGTCAACAGCTCGCCGGCGGCCTGCCAGACCTTGAGGTCAGGCGTCGTTGCCATTGGCCGGCGCCTCGGACTGCTGCTCGCCCTGGCCCAGATCGATCTGCTGGGCGCGCTCACGCACGCGATCGACCAGCGCCTCGATGAGCGCGCGCCCGTCGAATTCGCGCCATTCCTCGGCGATGTTCTGGCGCTGGATCGCGCTGTAGGCGAGCTTGGCCAGGCCGGTCTCCGAGCGCTCCGGGATCAGCTTGGCGGCAATCTGCTTGGTCACGGCATCTGAGTCGGCGGCCGGCGTCGGGATACCGGTGGGGCCCCAATCGGCCTCGGCGCGCTTGAGTTCGTCGCGGCGCTCACCGCGCACAAGGTAGGTCCACTTGGCGACGTTCACCCACGCGTTGCCGTAGCCCTGCGTCTTGCGATCGGTGCGGCGCTTGAGCCGGAAGTCGGATTTGGTGATCGAGTCACCAGAGACCGGGTTGCCGGTGCTGATGATGCCCATGCTCTGCGGGTCCAGGCCGGTGTACCCCGACATCAGCCGCGCCTCGCCGTCGATGATCTTGAGTAGGCCCTCGGGGGATTGGCCCTGAATGACCTTGACCTCGGGGACATTTCCGTCTTCGTCAGGCTCGATCGCCGGCATGATGTCGGCGTAGGACTCCCACACCGTCTTGTAGTTGCCCTGGCCGTCCTGAAATGCCTTCTCAGTGGCGCCGAGAAGCATGATCTTCTGAATGATGTGGAACTCGCGCATCACTTCGAGTTCAACCCATGTGCGGGCCGCCCGGTTCATGCAGTTGCGCCACGCCGGGGCAATTTCCGATATACCCCAACGGTTCCCAGTGGTGGGGCGGTTCGGGAATGCCACCACCGGGCACCCGAACTCGGCAGTATCGGGATGCTCGTCGCGGTCGATGACTTTCCACGTGCCAGCGGTGGACACCATGTGTGTGGTCACCTCAGGCAAGTAGATCGTGCCCCGCATGCTCGCGTAGTGCTCGCTGGCCGGATCAGCGTCGATGTAGGTCTGGTACGCGCACGTCGTGATTCCGGTGGCGCGATCGACGTGCGCCGTCATGTTCAAGGGCGATTCTCCGGTGATGATTGCCCCGTCGGCGCCGTTTCCGATGAGGGCGTAGCCGTTGCCGCATACCTGCGAATCCTCATGCACCATAGGTGATTCTGCGTCAATGTTGTTGGCCTGGAAGATCTCTTGTAGCTCGTCGTCGACCTCGGATTTGCCCTTGAGGAGTACCCCTTGCAGCAGTAGACGGTCGACCACCGCATCAACACCCGAACCACCCCACCCGACGATCGCGCGCAGGGACTCCAGCTCGGGCGGTACCGAAATACCCAGCGAGGGAACAAGTTGCGTGCCCTCGTAGTACTGCCGTGACTCCAGGTACTCCGGGCGCCGGCTGAACAGCACCGAGGCTAGACGCCAGGCGATGTTTTGCTCGCGGCTGGTCAGATCCGGGCTGACCGGGGAGAGCACCGGGGCGGGGAGATGCGGAAGCGTCACACGGCCCTCCTAACGTCTGCTCAGCATGCGACCGCGACCAGGGGCGTACTTGCCCTTGCTCGGCTTGCCGATGATCTGCTTGTACATGAGCCGCGCACCGACAGCGGCCACGGCGGCGTCAATCTTCTTGGCGGACTCGCGATGTTCTTTCATGAGCGAGATGCCGTACTTGCTCGGTGCTCGCTTGGCTTGGATGACGTGCTGGCGTAGCAGGCCGTTGCGGTCGTGTGTGAGCTTGCCTTCGTTGACTTCCGTGACGAACCGTTCAGCCTCGGCGACGAACAGCTGCGTGTGGATCGGGTTGCGCATGTCCCAGATGATCGGATGCGCATAGGGCCCGGTCTTGACCGCCGGCAGCACGGTCAGGGTGGTGCCGAACAGCAGTCGCCATTCCTCGATGTAGGTGTCCCAGTACCGCTCGCCAGTCTCGTCATCGCGCGCCCCCGATGGGTCACACCAGAACGCGATGATTTTCCAGCGGTCCTTGGCTTCTCGGACGCGATGGTCGACGGCATCGCGATCCACCAGCCAGACCGGATCGCCCGGCTTCGGCCGCTCACGTGATGGACGCGCCCAGATACCGATCGTGAACACGTGTCCGTCTGAGAGCCGGCAGCCCATGAGCGCGGTGGCGTCGTCGGACTTGGAGCAGTCGAGAAACATCGCGATCCGCTCACGGTCGGCGACGAACCTATCGCCCTTGCACGCGTCCCACTTCTCGCGCTCAATCCAGTCGTCATCGGCTGACTTGATCTGGTTGAACCACTTTCGGCGTGACTCGCTCGGTGGCGTCGACTTCTTGAGCGCCGAGGTGAGGATCGTCTCGGGGTCTAGCCAGATCGAGTCGCCGCGTACGACCTCGATCACTTCGGGGATGGCCTCGGCGGTCAGCGGCGCGTTGGCCGGCGCCTCCAGTGAGTCGTAGAGGTGGCCGACCTTGGCGAACTGCTCGCGCTCCTCGTCGTCGTCGTCATCGAGGTCGGTGCGGTCGAGGGTGGCCTCCCAGCCCTCACGCTCGACCTGCGCCACCGATCCGTCGTTGGGCCGGTAGGCATTGCAGATGTCGAGCATGCGGCCCTGAGCGATCTTGGTGCGGTTACCGTCAGCGGCGCCGGCCAGATCGTGCCCGTGGTTCGAGCTGTTCCAGTTCTGCGTTTCGTTGCGGATGATCGTGTCGGTCTGCTTGCCCTCGATCGCCAGATAGTTCGAGGTGACGCCTTGGATCAACCGGGTTTGTCGCATCCCTTGGCACGTGACCGCGCTCATGCTGATGCCGTAGTACTTCATGCATTCGTCGGTGAGCATTCGGCGAACCATGCCGAGGGTGTTCTTAGTCTGATCCTCGGTGACGGCGAGCACCTGAACCCACGCGTTCGGATTCTCGCGGCCGACCGGCTGATCGTCAGGGCCCCAGTGGTCGAAAATGCAGGGTGCGAACGCCGAAGGCAGCGCGACCCCGCCGGCGGCGAGCGGATCCTTGCCGTGGCCTTTGAGTCGCTGCCACGTCTGCGTCATATGCGCCACGCGCCCCTCGGGTGTCAGCGACCACCACCAAAGCAGCATGCGGGACTGCTCCATGGTCCACTGCCATTGCTGGCCGGTGCCGTCCTTAAGCCAATACCCGGTCCAGCCGAGCATTTCCCAGCCGAGCGAGTGCTCGGGGAGATTCCAGCCGCGCTCCTCGGTCCAGTCCCACGACGGGCCGATGCGGATCGGCTCGAACCGGCCGTACTTCGGCGGTGCCGCACGCGGGACGTGATGGCGATACCACGCAACGATGTCCGAGTAGTCGTGCTTGCGGATCAGCGCCGGGGCGCCGATAGACGCCATCTAGCTCGCCGGGGCCTGCGGCGGGACGAACCAACGCGAATTGGCGGCATTGCGCTGCTGCTCACCGCGCACCGGGCCATCGCCTGCGTTGCCGCTCGGCTCGCCGGCCAGGTCGGGCAACTTGAGCTTGGCGAGCATCTGCGTCAGCGTGGCGCGGTGCTGCCGAATCTCCGAGATCAGCGGGTTGCTCACCTGCTGGCCCATCGAGCCGGCCACCGTGAACCTGCCGGCGCGCAGCTGCTTGCGCAGCTCGCGATTCAGCTCGTCGATGAGGTCCGCCTGGTGGCACGCGTCCTCAAGAATCCGCAACTCATCCGGGCGCAGAACGTAGTGCTTGGCGTGGATGCTGGTCCACAGTTCCTTGCCGCCCTTGCGCAGTCCGGTCGGTACTTTCGGGATGTCGGGTGTGGTCATCTCGGTCTGCCTCCTTGTGCAGATCGATGCCCGCCGCCTTCGGTCGGGCAGAGACTTGGTGCGCTAGTTCGCGCGAGCGATGGCGGCGTTAGCCCAGAACATCGCCTCTTCGAGCTTGGTCAGCGCGAGCGCCTTCTCGCGCCCTGGGGGTAGATCGCGGTCGAGCTTGTGCGCCAGCTCTTTGCACGCGGCGCGGACACTGCCGTGCTCGGCACGCTTCTCCTCGGTCGTGGCGGCGTGGAACGCGAACCGGTGATCGATGTCAGCGCTCGAATTCGGGTTGTGAAAGGTCATTGCCGTGCTCCTTTGCGATTTGCGGTGTCGAAAAATCCGGAACTTCGCGCACGCAGTCGGGTGCGTGCTAAAGCGTTCCGGCGATGCATAGGGGGTAGCCGGGTTATCCCCCCACCCCTACTACCAGGGCATATGTGGAGTAGGGCAGTAGCTACTGCTCGGTATGCCTGGTGATCAGGCCCGGATGACGCTCAGGCGGGCGACACTTGGGTCTGCTAGCTCGTGCTTGCGCTCTGGCATCACTCGCGTCGCGGTTGCTCTTGGGCTTGTGGCAGGGCTCGCACAACAGCTGCGCGTTACGCCAGTGCGTGGCACCACCACGCCAGTGGGCCACGATGTGATCGCAGAACAGGTACACGCCGGTGCGGCCACAGCCGTCGGTCTCGGGCTTGCCATCGCCTCGCGCTCCGCACCGGTGAGACAGCCGCCGTAGCGCGTCGGTCCGCATGCGCTGCTCAGCTACCCGGGGAGGTCGGGGTGTCCGTCGGTCAGACCAGACCATCGCATTCACCCCCAGATATAACGAAACCCCAGCTAGGCCGGGGTTTTTCGGGTAGCACAATAGATGGCAACTATGATTCTAGCTGGTCAGCGGGGGTGCGGGCATATTGACTTAGCCTCGCGTGGCGGTTAGTTCCGGTACGACCAGCGTTTGTAGCTGTCCAGGCGTACGTCGGCTATCGAGGGGTTGCCGCGACGGTCGGTGACATCGCCGTGGGTAAGGCACTGTAGGCGTCCGTGTTCGTCTTTGATGATCGAGTGGCAGCAGCACGGCGGATCTGCCTTCTTGCGTGGGTGTTCGATCTTGGAGACGAACGCTCCGTTGCCGTTGCGCGGCGGCTCCGGCATGCAAGCAAGGTCGGCGTCTGCGGGCAATGGTTCGGGATCGAGGGCCAGGCATGACGGGCAGATCGGCGCGGGGTGGTTGACGAGCGTGGGCGAACCGTCTTCGTCACGCGGACCGACAAATGCTTGAGTATGTCCGAGGACATGCCCCGCGCTCGTCCAAATCTGGCAGGAGCGCAGCTGATACACGCATTTGCGCCACTGCACGGTCTCAGTAGTCATGTGCCCTCCGGCTTCTTTTACGACTGCTCTTTCCACCATAGGTGTTGGGCCTGACTGAAACTGAATACACGCGGATCGCGGTACTGGATGTAGTGCGGCACCACCCGTCCTTGGTGCAGCCAGCCTCGGATGTGCAGCTGGCGTTTCTTGATCCAGCGCCGAAGGTGATTCTTGGACGGCACCGGCTTGGGGTTGCCGTCCTCATCGAGGCCACCTTCGACAGCGCGTAATGCTTCGAGCAGCTTGGGTTCGGGCATCAGGTCGCGGTCTACCGATGTGCGTAGCCGGTTCTTGGGCGCGTCGATCTTGGCCTTGCATGTGGGGCATTCGACGAACTGTTCGTCGCCTTGGGTGTAGAGCATGTGTCCGCAGGTGATCTGCTGGCCGCGCCGGTCGTGCCCCTTGATCGTGGGGCACGGGCCGGCGAAGTGGCGTTCTTGACGATTGACGGCACGCACGATGGATTCGCACAGTTCGGCCATGTCCAGTGCGCATTCTTCGGCGCCAGGGGTGAGCGCGATGGCGTGCACATGCTCGGCGAGCCAGTCGCACATGTCGGCCAGTGTCGGCCGGTAGCGGCGAGGCAGTCGTCGCCAGCGTGCGTCGGGCAGGGGTCCGATGAAGTCGAGCGGCACCACGCGCACGGGCTCGAATGTGATACCGCGGTGCTCGCAGATGGCGCGCACCCATGTGGTGATTGTTCCGCGTGCCCGATGGGCGATTTCCGATGCGTTGGCGTTGAACGGCAATGGTTCGTCACTGGCCTTACCGATGATGGGGCTGGCGAGCTTGTCTTGGCGGGTCACGGTCTCGTCGAGACGCTCGATCAGCCAGGCCAGTTGGGTGGTGTGCTCACGCAGCGCGTCCACGCATTTCGGGCACAGAAACAGCTGTGCGGGCTGGGAGCACTTGCGGCAGTTGGTCAACGCATCAGCTCCTCGGTCAGTTCGTGAACAGCTTGGGCGATTACGCGTTCGTCGAGCGATCCCGGGAAGCACAACAGTTGGGTGAATTGCCCTGGTAGCTTGCGCATCTCGTCGGCCCAGTCGATCGCGTCGAGGTCTACGTCTTTGTAGAACGTGCTGAACCACGGAGTTGGGTCGAATGGATCGTCGGGGAGCGTCAGGAATGGATTCGGTGGCCATCTCAGCATGTCGTGCAATGTCAATTCGGCCATGCCGCTGCTCCCAATCCGATGTAGTGACGTTCCTTGACCGTGAACGGCATCGCCTCCCCGAGGTGGAACGCACCCATGAGCGCGAGCACCGCGGCGTCAGCGATGTCGTGGTTGAGTACCTTGACTCGGGGCCCGAACCACTCGCGAACGTTGGCCAGCACCTCGCCTTTCTCGGCCCGTCCGCTGCCGGTGGCCCACTTGGCGCGGGTCTGCGGGGGAACTACCGCGACGGGAACCGTTTTGGCGTCCAGGGCGCCGTACAGGCCGTGCCATAGCCCGCTGCGGTCGAACGTCGAGGGTAGGAACTGGCCGTAGGCGGGCCCCTCGATGACGGCGAGATCTGGCCGGCCGTCGCGTAGTGCCCACTCGATCACTGCTCGGCACACGGCGCGCACGCGCCGGCTGCGGGTTGCGTACGAATCGCCGTCGTGGCCGCCGTAACCGATCGAGTGCAGTGCCGTCGGCTGGCCATCGGTCAGCACGGCCAGTCCGGTGCTGCGCAAGCTCGGATCGATGCCGAGGACTGTGGTCACTGCTGGTACCTCGGGTATCCGGTGTACGGCGCATTTTCGAGAACCGTCGCCAGGTCGCGCAAGGAGTCGGCCGCACTGGGGGCGCCATGCCCTTGCTCGTATTGCGCAGCGTCCCGAGCGCAGAGGCGCGCGAGCTTGAGTCCGAGATCGATTCCGTCCTCGAATGCCTTTTGCAAATCGCTCATCGGATGGCCGCCCGTCCCTGTAGCGCGGTGCCGACTGCGCGGGCTGCTGCGAGCCGCTGGACGGCCAGCGCGAGGGCCTGTGCGAGGTCGTCGTGCGGCAGTTCCTTGAGTCCGAACACGAGCGTTGCGTGCGAGGTGGTCGGGTCTTGGGCGACCTCGATCATCTTGTCGAGGATCTGTTGTGGGTGGGCGGTCATCGGATCTCCTTGAAGGTGCAGCGGGCGAAGTGGACAAGCCGGTAGTTCAGTCCCCGGCAGCGTTGTTGGGGTAGGGCTTTGCATGTCGGGCATTGGATGCGCAGTGCGGCCAGGACTGCGGGAGATTTGGGGTTGGCCAGTTTCGGGATCTTGCCGGCGGCGCTCATCGGACATCCTCGATTCGCTTTGGCCAGTGGTGATGCAGTTGCACGCCGCCGCCGATATCGGCAATTTCGGTGCCGTCGCGTTGGTCGCACCAGCCGATGCCGGTGGTCGCCGATATCCCGCTGCCGTATTCGTCGCCGATGAGTTCGATGCTGCATGCGCTGCCATCGGGGGTGGTGATGGTGATGTGTTCGACCCATTGCGGGTTGTGAATGCGGGCGGCTAGACACACCAGTTGCCATGCGATCCAGCGACGAACACCCATGTGGTGCAGCATCCATAGGGCGCTCACCGCGCACCCACCTTGGCGCCGCGGTTCCAGCACGGCGCGATCTGGTCGCGGCCGTCAGGCGTCTTGCACCAGCTGCCCGGTTCGACGTGGCAGTGCTCGCACGGGTAGTCGATCTTGTCGGCGTAGGCGGCGACCACGGGCCCGCGGGAGGCGTTTGGGCGGGGTGGCCTCGGCTTGTACTGGCGCGGGTGTTCGCTCATCGGTTCCACCACCAGCGGCCGGTCATCAGGCGCTCCAGGGTCATGCCGAGTCCCAGTCCCCAGGTGACAGAGGTGGTGAACATCATGAACGAGAGCCCAGCTATCTCCCAGGCTGACAGTGGGGCATTGCATTGGCTCATTTGATGACTCCAAACGTGCTGGCGAATTGGGTGATCTCACGGCGGTGGTCGACGAGCGCCGGCCGCGCGTCGAGCCGGTCCTCGCGCGCTTCGCGCTGCTCACTGGACTCGCGTTCGGTGCGCTCGCGCCGGATGGCCCGGGCGGCGTCGGTGATGTCCTTGGGCAGCGGCCGATAGCCCGATCCGTGCTCGCTGTAGACCTTCGTGACGGCCTTGGTCAGGTCGTCGAGATCGAGCCCGTACAGCTCGAATTGCTCAGCCCATGCGAGGCAGGTTTCCTTGGTCGGGGCGGTCAGGTACGGGTCGTATGCGGCGCATTTGGTGAGCACCAGCGCGGCGATCTGGGGGTAGTTCCGGGTGGTCATCATGCCTCCAATGCGGGTTGTTCTGGCTGGTTGGCGAATTCGCGTGCGAGGTCGAGGCCGATGCCGACCTTGCGCGCAGCGGGCGGCGCCTGGGCGTGCTCGGACGTGTTGCGGTTGGGCTGATTTCGGCCGTTGATCAGCTCGGATACCAAGCTGGGCAGGGTCTTTGGGTGCAGCGCCTTGGTGGTCCAGAGTTCGAGTGCTTGGGCCACCAGCGCCTCGGGTTGACCGGCTTTGAGCAGGGCGGATGTCTGCAAGCGCAGTTCGGTCAGGGTGGCCGGCGGGTGTTCGGACGGGATGATCTGGGAGACCAGGCGATTGGCCAGCGGCGTGACGGGTGCGCTGCGCGGCTCGCGCTCGGTCGAGTCGGGACTAACGCTCTTAGGTTCCCCAGAGTTCTTTGGGTATTGGGTATTGGGTATATACCCGGGACTCTCGCGGGAGTCCCCTCGGGTGTCCCCGGTATTGTCCCCCCGTTTGTCCCCGGGGGACACGCGGGGAACCGAGCCGCGTTGGTTGGCCTTCTTGTCCCGCCACTTCGCGCGGTCAGCTTCGACCTTCTCGTAGCTGTCCTGGCGCCACTCGTGGAATGTGTAGCCCTTCTGCCCTTGGTATTCCGGCCGATCGCCCTCGTACTCGCCTCGGCGCCACAGTTGGGCACCGATGAGCGCCTTGGCCTTGACCGTGCCCTGAGGCTGTTGCTTGACCCACCACTCGGGCACGAATCCGTCTGTGCCGTAGGCCATCGACCAGCAGCCAGCGCGGTTCCACATGCCCCACGCTGCATCCCCGGCCATGATCGCCTTGGGGTGCGAGTGTGAGTCGTCGCTGACCTTGAAATGCGGCATTACGCCGAGACCTCCGATTCGGTTGTAGCGTTGGCGATTTCGAGCAGCACGTCGGCATGGCAAGGCTGATCGAGCGGGCACCAGCAAGCCAGATCGCGGCCACGTAGCTCGGCGCGGATCTCGTCGGGGGTCGGGACCGGCGGCTGTTCGGCCAGCGGATAGAGCACGGCGTGCCGGTACTTGGTGGCCGCGTCGGCTCGGTCCTCCGCGATGTAGTCAGGGCACGCCAGCAGCTCGGGCCCGCAACTCGGGCTGTGGATGTGTACCACCCATGGGTTGCCCCACCGAGTCGGCCGCCCGACGTAGATAGCACCCTTGGGCATCTGCCACCCCGCGGTGCGCTTGCGCTGGATGCGCTTGTGGTGTCGGCAGTCCGGGCAGCACTTCCGGTTGGGCCGCGCGGCGTCGCAGTCGGAGAGTGGAGTGTCGCACCACTTGCACGGAGTATTGGCCGGCATCACTGCACTCCCTCGAACATCGAATCCATCTGTGCCTCAAGAGCTGCCGTGCGTGCCCGCTGGCGCGTCTGCGCGTGGTGCTCCAGGTCGTAGTGCAGGTGGCACCCCTGGCACATGGCGCGCAGGTTCTCATCGCGGCAGTCCTCGGGGGTGTGGTTCAGGTGCGCCACGGTGAGCACCACGCGGCTGCCGGTGCCGTAGGCGGGCTGTCCGTTGACGTTCGTGCAGCGGTCAAGGTGAGTACCGCGCAGGCACTCGCCCTCGCACTCACAGCGGCCTTGGGCGCGCTCGAAACGGATGCGGCGCGAGATCTCGGGCCAGTCCTTCGGGTAGCGGCCGCGGTTCTCGGGGCGTATGGGCATCAGGCCGCCTCCCAGTCACCAAGGGCAGCGTGTTCCACGTGTGCTTTGCATCCCCACTCGCGCAGCTGTTTTGCCGCCGCGTCCGGCTGGGCGCGTTGCATGAACCGGCGGGCAGGAGCGATGGGCACGGCGATCACAGGTTGGTCGTCGTAGCCTCGGTATCCGTTCGGGTAGTCGGGCTCGTCTCCGGGTTCGCACACAAGGCGGGTGAATCGCGGCTTGTTACCCCAGCCTGCGTTCGGCCATTCGTCTTCCAGGTACTCGGTGATATCGGGCAGCCATGGGGGCGAAGGGTCATCGCCGTCGGGGTTGTGGAAGTAGTCGACGATCTGCTCCCACCAGCGCCAGTCTTGGTCAATGAAGGGCATGCCGTCCTCGGTCGGCCACTCGTCGACAACCACGCGGTAGATGTACTTACGTGCGGCCATCACTCACCCCTTCGGCACGCTTCGCGGCTGCGGCGAATATCTCCGCAAGGGCATGCAAGTCGGCTGCGGCGAAGCTGATTCGGTCGTCCACGATCAGGTCGCCGTTGAACTCTTGCTCGATGTAGTGCGGCTGGTGAGACCAGACGGCGTTATCAGCCCCGTTGATCCCGCATGGTTCCAGCTGCTCTATCACTGCGTAGCCACGCGATTCGAGCAGCTGCGCCGCCGCGAATAGCGGATCGATTGCCATCACTCACCCCTCCTGAATTTCGTATGGCACTTCTCGCACCGGGGCCGACCGGCGCTGTGCGGCTCGGTCTTGCAGTCCACGCACAGGCCGGACTGGTATGCCTTCGTGCTCTCGGGGGTGCGGGTCATGCGCCCGCCTCCAGCCCGAATAGACCCGCCTGCACTGGCTTTTGGAGCCGCGACACGATCAACGGCAAGTAGTCGGCCTCGCGTTCGATCGCAATACACTGGCGGTCCTCCAGAACGCATGCCTCGGCGGTCGTGCCGCTGCCGGCGAACGGTTCCAGCACCACCGCGCCCACTGGGGCCACCAGCCGCACCAGCCAGCGCATCAGGTCGAGCGGCTTGACGGTCGGGTGCTGCACACCGTCGGCGTTGGGCCGCTCTGAGGTTGGGGCCTTGGCCTCGTAGCGGAACACGGGGAAGAACCGTGAAGCGCCGCCGCTGTCGCCGTAGGTGTCGGCGGGCGCGAACGTGCGGGTGTCGGCGCCGTAGATCGTGCCGCCCGCTCGCGGCTGACGATCGGTGCCCGCACGCATGGTTCCCGAGTGCAAGACGCCCGTCTGCCGATCGAGTGCTTCGGCCTGGTGTTCGTCGAGGACGACGTTGGTTGGCCAACGGCCCAATTCTTCGGATCTGGCCACCGATGCACGACTTCGCTCGGCGTTCGCCGCCACCATGTCGGGGTCGTCCATCCAGGGCCGGTGCCAGCCGTCTTTCATCCGCTGGCCGCGCGTAGTTGAGCCGCCGCCGAGTTTGTCCCCGGTGGGTATCCGACAGGCATCGATGTTCAGCGCCCCGGTGCCGTGCTCGAGCACGTTCGCGGCCACGGTGCCCGCCAAAGGTTTCCGCGCAACGACGATGGGCTCGAATGACGGCTTGAGTGCGGTACCCCAGCCCTGCCATTGCTTGGCGGCGACGGTCGCCGGGGCCGTGAGAGGCAGCTCGCTATCGGTACCAAGCAGGCCGCTCATCGAACCCGACACCGCCGAGCCACCACCGTGCCGATGATGAGTGCCGACCACCTCACGCTCGGCACCCGCCGCCTTGTCGATAGCCTTGGACACGTCCAACGACTTCGGGAACCCCGAGCCGTACAGCCATGCGATGCTGTCGCGGATCTCGAAACCCGCGTCCTCGATTCCGGCCGGGAGCCGATGCCAGGTGCGCGAGCCGCCGAACGCGAGCAGGTGACCGCCGGGCTTGAGGATGCGCAGGCACTCGGTGGCCCATGCCGTGCACCAGCGCTGGAAGTTGAGC